ACCACATTAGATGGTGGGTTTATTTCGGCAGAAGAAGTAGAGAATGCCAAAAAGAATTTAGATAAGAGAACATTTGAGCAAGAATATCTTGCAAGTTTTCTTACTGCTGCAAATAGAGCAGCATATAATTTTAGTAGAGATATTCATTGTAGAGTAATGGATAAATCTCCAAGAATGTTTTGGGGAATCGACTTTGGGGTAGCATCATATATGACTGCTATCCTAATGTGCGAGAATACTGCTGGAGAAGTTTATGTGTTTGATGAGATAGGATTACAGAACTCAAATACATTTGAATTAGCAAAGTTAATGCAAGAAAAAGGTAGAGGATTACCAGTATATCCCGATCCAGCAGGTAAAGCAAGAACGAGTAATAGTACGAAATCAGATCACATGATATTACAAGAAGCTGGGTTTACAGTAATCAGCAAGAAAGCAAACCCAACTCAAAAGGATCGTTTAAATGCTTTGAATAAAATGTTAGAAGATGCTACTGGTAAGCATAAGCTGTTTATTAATCCTAAGTGTAAGAACACTATTAGAGATTTAGAACTTTGTACTATGGAAAATGGACAGATATTAAAGACAGAAACCTTATCGCACTTTTTAGATGCTTTGTGTTATCCAATGGACTACCGATATGGCTTCAAAGGACAAGCAAAGGCAATAGAATGGTAGAGTTTAGTTTAGGGTTCTGTGTTGGGGTTATAGTTAGTATGTTAGGTGCTATGGTATGGGGATACCGATTAAGTATAAAAGAAGATAAAGAAAACAAAGAACTTATTAAAGAGTTCACAGACAGATATATGGAAAATATGCAGTCTGATGAGATAAAATTTTATAAAAGGTATGAAACATGATAATTTATAATTTAACAGAAAAGATGTTGTATGATCTTCTTATGGATACGATAGAAGAAGGATATAACAAAGAAATGGAAGAAAGAGAAAGATTGTTAGACTACTATGAAGGCATCAATCTTGAAAATGATATTAAAGGATATTTTGATAGCGATAGTTTATCACAAATCCCACCAATGTATATCAATCTTGTAAGAAACATTATATCAAGGAGAGCATTAGTATATCAACAAGCACCAGTAAGATTTAACGACAATTACAACGAAGTCATTGGGGACTTTGATTCGTTTATGAAACAATTTGAGCAGCTTACTTACTTATTAGGTACAGAAGCATTATACACTCATTGGGACGATGTAAATAAGAAACTAAAGTATAGACCAATCCATTTCTTTACACCATTCTTTAAACCAAACGAAGATGAACCTTTTGCAATTATGTATCAAGCAGAATCACATCTACAAGCAAGAACAGAAGATGCACAATATATGTTTTGGAGTAAAGATACCGAAGATATGGAAGGGAAACACTTTATGATTAGCAGTAGAGGTAAGATTACTTCTATTGTTCCTGATGATAGAAACCCTTATGGTGATGTCTTACCATTTAACATAGCACATAGACACCCTTTCACAAGAGATTTCTTTAGAGAAGGGGCATCTGATCTTGTAGATGGTATGAGAAGTATCAATATCATGCTTACAGAATTAGCTTTACATGGTAGATTCCAATTAGGACAACCAGTCTTTACAGGATTAGATACTGAACAACGAATTAACTTTGGACAAGACAAAGCATTAGTATTGCCTGAAGGTGCAAACTTTAATTATGCAACACCTAATGCTAATGTTCAAGCTATGATTGAATCCACCAAGTATATGGTAGATAGTATTGCACAATCCAACAATGTAAGAATTAACTGGACTGATAAGAGTGCAGAATCAGGACTATCTAAAAAGATGAGCCAATTAGATTTAATGGATGCTTTAAGATCAGACACAGAACAAATTTATAGACCATTTGAGAAACAACAATTCCAAATTGCTAAAAGAATTTGTGAAGTATCAGGTGGGATTAATCTTGGGGATCAGTTCAGTATAGACTTTGCTGAAAGAGAAGTGCCTATGAGTGCAGATGAAGAAATAGCATACTACACTTGGGCATTTGCAAATGATTTAGAAACAAGACAATCTTATCTAAGAAAGAAGAATCCTGATTTACAGGAAGAAGAAATACAAGGCATAGTGGAACAGATAGATTCTGAACAACCACAACAGACAGACGAAACACAATCTATCATTGATAGAATAGGTGAACAAGTTGGCTAATTTAGATTTCTATAATAAAGAAATAGAAAATATCCAACAACAGTTAATTGACAAATTGGATAACTTAGTTATTGGATTAGGTAGAGTATCTGATACTGAACTGATGCAGATTGCTAAGCAGATAGACTTCTTTGCAGAAATGGAAGCATTAGGGTTTACCAAACTGATGAATAGAGTAGGTAAAACCTTTGATGATGAGATAGCAAGAGTATTTGCAGAACTATCAAGGAGAGAGTTAGGACAAGTATCAGTTGCAAGTATAGAAGCATTGAAAGAGTTAAAGAACTTTGAAATGACTTATTTGACAAATGGAGTAAGGCAATATTCAGATCAACTCAAGACTGCTATGCTAAGAGGGATCATAACTGGAGAAAGTAATATTCAGATAATGAATAACATCAATAACACTTTTGGTGTAGGAACTTACATAAGTTCAAGTGAAACTTCTTTCTTGATTAATGATGCTTTTTCAAGGTTTAGTAATGCTTCAAGAGCAAAGGCATACGAGGAGTTTCCTGAAACAATATTTTACTATGAAGGTCCTGTTGATGATAAGACAAGAGATGTTTGTCGTAGAGCAGTAT